CTTTTGGAATTGATATGTTTCTCTTGGGCATCGCCAAAGGGCGTCGCATGGAAAAGGCCGCGCAGAAACAGAAAAAATCTGTTCCTCCTAAAATTCTATACAATGACCGTCATGAGCCGGTTTCTTTAACAGATTACATCAATGACATGATGTTATTGCTGAACCAAGCAAATTTCCGTGAAATTCGGCTTGTATGGATTGCCGCCAATCGCTTAATTGATCGTAAGGAGGTGTCCGCTGATGGCAAGATTCATTGACTTGACCGGTCAGCGATTCGGGAAGCTCGTTGCCAGGGAACGTGCACTCAACACTTCTTCTGGTAAAACATGCTGGCTATGTCTTTGTGATTGTGGCAATCAGAAAATAGTTATCGGCAATGACTTGAAATCTGGAAAGACAAAATCCTGTGGGTGCGCCAGAAACAACATTTTTCAGGATTTGACGAATCAGCGATTTGGAAAGTTGGTTGTTCAAAAACGCTACTCCGTCAATACGAAAGGCGGAGCTCCTCAGTGGATATGTAAATGTGATTGCGGGCAAACAACCATCGTGTCCGGCCACAACCTCAGAGAAGGAAAGACAAAATCTTGTGGGTGTTCACGAAAGGGTATCAATACTACCCATGGATTCACCCGCAATAACTTCCGAGAAAAACTTTATAGCGTCTGGGAGGGAATCCATCAAAGGTGTGACAATCCCCACAACAAGGCGTATCACAATTATGGTGGACGCGGCATTAAAATGTGTCCTGAATGGCGCGAAAGCTACCCACGCTTTCGCGAATGGGCATATCAAAATGGATATGCTGAAGGGCTGCAAATCGACCGTATTAACAATGACGGTAATTATGAACCTTCAAACTGTCGATTTGTTTCACCGACAACTAATGCACAAAATCGCCGGGTTCCTAAAAACAACACATCTGGGTATAGCGGCATTGAGTATCGTCCAAAGCAGCAAGACTACCGCGTGACTATTTCAGTCAATGGTGCCCATCAACACGTTGGCATCTATTCTTCTCTTGAAGAAGCCGTAGCCGCCCGCAAGGAAGCCGAGTTAAAATACTGGGGTAAGTAAAACTAAATAACTGAAAGAGCATCCGAAAGGGTGCTCTTTTTGTTGTAGGGGGTGATGCAGTGAGTTCCGACAATTTCGATTATCCCGATTTCATATCTAGCACGGGTTATGGAACAGGAGAAGGTTTATGTGGTTGGAACTGCT